TAGTAGAAAAAGAATACGATGCTCAACGCCTGCCTCGTGCTGGTCGCAACGACATAGGTGATGTCTTTCTTAAGACAGTAAACGACATCTATGTTATAGAAGCCAAGGCTCCACGCAGGGATGGCAAGATTGATTTGTCTGGGTGGATTCGTGAGGCTCTAGTTGAGGCTGAGAACTACCGCATTGCCAAGAAGTTGAAGGTAGCACCAACGCCATTGGTAATTATCAAGGCATCTAACAAAGGCATTGAGGAATCCTATGTAGTTCAAAGGCTTAGTGATGCTCTTGCTAAACTCTAAGCATGACTTGGGAAAAGTATTAGAACATTACGGCTTTGATATACCTCAAGGCAAGCGAGGTTGGGTAACTGTGCGCTGTGCGTTCCACGGTGATAGAGTTAAGTCAGCCCGTCTTAATACACAAAACGGTGGGTTCAGATGCTTCGGCTGCGATATGGCTGGCGATGTGTACTCAATCATTATGAAGAAAGAAGGAGTTACTTTCAATGAGGCTAAGCAAATCGCAGAGAGAATTACTGGAGAGAGCAACGGAGAGTTACGCTCAAAACCTAGAGGAGATTCTTCCGTATCTGGAGAGTCGCGGTATAACAGAGGTGACAGCGCGTATGTTTCGCCTCGGCTTCGTAAAGAATCCTGAGGTAGGACACGAGCCTTACATCGGTAAGTTATCTATCCCATATTTGACACCTGCGGGAACCATTGACATACGCTTTCGTGCCTTAAGTCCTGATACTCCTGGGCCTAAGTACATGTCCCGACCTGGGGCAACCACTCACATCTTTAACATCAACGCATTAAACAAAGACGATGACACCTTGGTTGTATGTGAAGGTGAACTTGACACAGTAGTAGCAACACAAGCGGGCTTCGCTGCTGTTGGTTTGCCAGGGGCTAACAACTGGAAACCTTTTTACTCACGAGTACTTGCTGATTGGAACAAAGTAATTCTGCTCTGCGATGGGGACAACGCTGGCAGGGAAATGGCTAAGAATCTAAGTAGAGAACTAGACAATGTATTCCCTGTGTTCATGCCTGAGGGTCAGGATGTTAACGATGTCTACTTAGCAGAAGGGGCAGACGGTTTGCGAAAGCGAGTCGGCGTGCTAATACATGGCTAAGAACTCATCGTTCGACCTAGACTTTGGATACGGTAGGAAAGGTGAGTTTTTAGTTGAAGAACTACTCACTGGTGGCAAGACAATAGAAGTAAAGCGGGACAGAAAGTGGAACAAGACTGACAATCTATACATAGAAGTTGAGTGTTGGTTTCTTAAGACAGAATCTTGGGCACCGTCAGGTTTGATGGTAACTGAGGCTGCTTACTGGGCGTTTGTGTTGGAGAAGGGGGTACTGATGGTACCTACTGACCATGTACACTACGCAATAGAGAACTTTGGCAGAGAGATTACCTGTAACATTCCCCCGAATAAGAGCAAGGGGTTTCTCATTACAGTTGATAACTTACTAGAGGCAATGAGGCAGTTAAAGAATGAGTGACGAGAAAGATTTATTGTGGGAGCAAGTGTATAAAGTTGCCCGCCTATCTGCCACTAGATGTGTGCGTATCCATCGCCACTTAGTAACAGTTGATGATGTGTTCCAGCACCTTAACCTATGGGCGTTAGAACATTGGCACAAGATTGAGGAGTGGGAAGGGCAAGACTCACTCGTATTCAAACTCAAGCGCACCTTTAACAATGAGTCACAGAAGTATGCTGCTAAAGAGCGGGCGTATAAAACTAAGTCATCACCATCGGATGCTTTCTATTACACGCATGAAATCTTACAAGAGTTACTAAAAGATGTATGGAATTATGAGCAGTGGGCAGCATCATCAACGCCTAAGGATGAGTTCATCTCTACCTCAAGCAAGCCAAGTGAGGGCATGAATCGTGAGGCTATGTTAAGTGATGTGTCTTTCGGTCTTAAGAAACTAAATGAACAAGACAACCTGCTGTTGAATCGTAGGTTTGCTGAGGGTGGCACAGACATAGATGCCTTGGCTGTTGAGTATTCTATTAGTGATGAGGCAGTACGCAAGCGTATCTCTCGTGCGCTTACCAAGTTACAAGATAGGTTAGGTGGCGAGCAGCCACAATGGAACAACCGCAGATACCGCAGACCAGACAAGGAGCAGGAATGATAGTCACACATGAGTTCAACTGGCGCATGTTTTGTATTGGCGCAGTTCACTACAAGAATCTAAAATGTTTTGAGATTTACTTTGGCCCATTAGCCATTGGTATTTGGTGGGGTGTTAAATGATTATCGGTTTGAGTGGATACGCGCAGTCAGGTAAAGATACAGTTGCTGAATTGTTATGTCTTAATTACAAATACAAACGGCGTTCTTTTGCTGACCCAATACGCCATGCGTTGCTGACTCTTAACCCTAAGTTGGATAGCATCACTCATATATCTGACTTAATACAAGATTATGGGTGGGAGATGGCTAAAAAAAATCCAGAAGTTCGCCGTCTATTACAGGTAATGGGCACTGATGTAGGTCGCAGAATGTTTGGCGATAAAGTATGGGTCAAGATGTTAATGGATGAATTAAACTATGAAGATAGAGTTGTGATTAGTGATGTTCGTTTTCCCAATGAGGCTGAGGCAATCAAGAAACTTGGTGGCTCTGTTTGGCGTATCAACCGACACAACCATAGTGCTGCTAATGGACACGCAAGCGAGCATGCTATGGATAACTATATGTTTAATCATGTTATCTATAATGATGGAACTATTGATGACTTAAGTGATGAGGTATTTCATCTTGCTGTGGAACTGGAATTAGAAAAGTAATCTGACTTAATACATAGAGAAACCCAGCAGGACAGGAGAGTACCGCTGGGCTTTTCTATGTACACCAACCTCTACGCTTCCCCTTCATAGGGGCTGGTGTACCAGATAATCTTAAACGCCATGCTTAGGTTCTGTCAAACCCCAACCAATCTGTCGGCGTATCTTGTGTCGCATAGGTGGTGTTGTCCCGCCCCATACTCCGTATCTTTCATGGGCTAGTCCCCACTCAAGGCAAGCCATCATAATCGGGCACTCGCTACACATGCGTTCGAACATGCGTTCTTCCTCGCGGGTGAACAACTCCTGCTGAGGGTAGAACACCTCGGTATCTATACCTTGGCAAGCAGCCTGTGACCAGATGCTCGGTCTATATTTCAACACGAAACTTATTAGCCCCTTGTTGTAGCGGTTCTTGCTTCCAGTTTCACTGACTATCTTATGAAACTCTGGTCTATTATCTTTCATGTCTTAATACCAACCCTTTGCTAGGTAATGTGCGTATGCTCGGCAGATTGCGCCCTTGCCGTAGTGTCTGTCAATGTATTTAAGTCCAGCATCTACCTGTTCATAGCCATCCCATGTTGGCTTAAGACCGATGTTCTTCCATGTACTGCTGAGTAACTGCGGGATTCCTGTGGCGCTGGATGTTTTGTTCTTTGCCTTTGGTCGCCAGTTGGATTCCTCAGTCCACAATTCATAGAGGCAGGGGTACTGCTCAAGGTTGTCCTTCTTAGTCAGTTGCTCAATGGCATAGCGTTGGTAATCGTTCTGATAGTAAGCAATCACCTTTCCCTGTGGTGGTGATACAAACTGTTGCCCTGTTGGTGTCTTAAGAACTAAGATTAGTCCCAAGATTATTGCTGTAATTATCCATAGTCTAGCGTGCGGGTGAATGATTTTTAAATTGAGCATCTAGTTTCGCCTCTGCCTTCTCATGTAGGTAGGTATCTATTGCTTGGTTTGCTAGTTCATTATGATTTAAGACACAACCATCACACATCTCAAGCATGTAGTTCATAATCTTAGGGTTGATTACTGTGATGTCGCACTTCACACAAGACATTAAGACTGTCATAGTTCTACCTTTGTATGTTCCGTTAGTGAGTCAAGAAAATAACCAACACTCATCTCATCGTCTTGTTCTATCTTATCTGCCCATGCTGGCTGACCAATCCACCTGCCTTCAAGGTCAAGCCATTGAATATCAAACCCATCGTGGCTATCCCAATGTAGGATAACTCGTATCTCTTGCCCGCCAAAGGTAAGGTTCATGTCTTTGTCGTAGGCTGTAGGTTCTTTAGATAAAGCACCAACTTCTATCTCCATTTAGTTTTCTCCTGTCTTTGTTAGCCATGCGCTTACCGCTGACCATGAGTTGCCATCTCTGTTTGCTTTTGTTTCTGCCTTCTCTTGTGCTTCTGTTTCATCTGCTGCTGTTATGCGTAGCAATCGTTCTG